TTACCCAGAGTTGCAGCAATAAGACCAATGATTGCGATTGCTGATCCTGTAAGCCCTGTGTAGGCAATGCGCTCAATCCAGGCAAGTCTGGCAAGGGTTAGTTCTACTTCTCTGATTCGGTCAGGCACATCGTCAAGGTGGTCTAGTTTTTGTAATACCTTGACCAGAATCTCTCCATGCTCAAGTTGCTTCTTGTAGATGTCAGCTTGCGTAATGCGAACTGAGGTTGTTTCCTCAGCCATTATGCTTCAGGCTCCGAGAAATCAGCTAAATCCCAATCAACTTTTGATTCGTTCCAGTAATAAGTAAAGCCGTCAGTTGGGTAAGGTACAGGTGGTTCCCAAAAACAAGTTTCCTCGACTAGCAACCAAGATTCAAAAGGCTTTGGTGGAATAAAAGCGTCACGCTCAGGATCGTAAGTGTAACCAATGCCAGCGTAGTTCTTTCTAATCTTTCCGTTGTAACTTGTTCTCTTGCAGGTTTGGCCTCTAAAGTTGCCATACCAAGTTTCAGCGTCTAAGCCCTCAATTAGCTCGGTTTCGTCAATGCCTGTAATAACCTCAGTGACGATGTTGTTTTTATCTAAAAAAGCGTAATGCGCCATTATGCTGCCCAACTAACATTTCCAGTTCCAGCAGTTATTGTGGTCACCTTGTTAGCGCCCGATGTAGATGTCGAACCAGTTAGTCCAGCTCCGATTGTAATTGTAAATTGAGATGGATATCTAAGAATAACAACACCGGAACCACCAGCACCACCACTAGAACCACCATCACCATTAGTTGTTGACGCTCCACCACCACCGCCAGTATTAACTGTTCCGCTTCCAGCAGTTGCGCCAGTGGCTCCGTTACCACCACCACCAGTTCCACCAGTTCCGTTGGTTCCAGAACGCTTACAACCACCACCACCGCCAGCTCTAGTTACAGATGTGCCTGTAATTGATGAAGCAATACCAACACCACCATTACCGGCAGAAGCAGTAGCACCATTGACACCAACAGCCCCAGCTCCACCACCACCAGCGGAAGCCTGCGCTCCACCATCGGTTGTGCTACCTTGTCCATTTCCACCGTCAAATCCTTCAGCAGTAGTTCCTAAACCTTTGTTAGTTCCAACTCCATTGAAGTTGCTATCACCTAAACCACCACCACCAGAACCACCAGTTTTACCAGTTGGAGTAGCAGAGTTCGTAGCTCCACCATCACCAGCTCCACCGCCACCGCCACCAGTGCTAGTAATTGAAGCAAATGTAGAGCTTTGTCCATTAGAGCCACTATTGCTACGAGCAGACGCTGGTACAGCCCCAGCAGCACCACCAGCTCCGATAGTAACCGAGTAATTTACACCGCGTAAAACAGTTAAGATATTTTCGGCAACAGATAGTCGGCCTGAATTTTCTCCAGTAACGCTGCATCTATAACCACCAGCACCACCACCACCACCAGGTCGAGCAGCACCAGAAGCACCGCCACCGCCACCAGCAATAATTAGGTATTCAACACTTACTTGTGCGGCAGATGCTGAGAGAACCCCAAGAGGAATCAACATTTGCTAGACCGCCGAGATGTTGCCGATTACGCGATAAGAGTTAGTGCCAACACATACAACAGACACAGCATCATAACGCTGAGCAATTCTATAAGCTGTTCCTGCTGTTCCAGCACCGTTTAGGGTAACTGCTGTGCCATCACGCGTGATTGTAACTGTTCCAGCACCATCGCGGATGATGTCCATGCGCTCGCCAGGCTCAAAAGCTGTGACTGTTCCAAAGGTAATAGTGACCGAGCCGGCAGAGTTTACAAGTAAGGTTTCGTAGCGATCAGTTACAGCAACAGTTCCAGATGCGGTTGAGCTGGCAAAGACCACTTCATTAGATAGATAGAGGTTGACATCGGCAGCCGCTAGGACTTCACCAGCGGTAAATACTTTTCTTGGCATTGTTTTCCTTAGTTGTGTTGTTTAGAGTTTAGCAGTTAGTAAGTTAGGCGGTCATCGTCTAGGACACCAAATACAGGGTCATCAAGGACAAACAAACCAAAGTCTAGTCTTTCAAGGGATAGGATTATTCGCTTTTCATTGTTAGACCAGTCGTGGCTGATGCCGATTACTCGGACATACTGATCAATGGCTGGTGGGATTCCTGATGGGGTAAACCTAACCTGAACGATGTCGCCAATCTCTAGGTCTAGGACCTCGTTCTGCTGTGCCTCGGTAAGCACATCAAGCACGACAGATAAGCTGTCAAAACGATACTGTGGCTGTTTAAATCTAGCAAGCAAGAAGTTGGCTAGAGATTGAAGCTCGCTGGCTGACTCGGTTAGCAACCCTGTAACGCTGTAAGACCTTGCGCCATATAACTCTTGTGATGTTAGGTCCTCGGCAATGGCTTCGTCTGGGACAACCTTATTGTTGCTTAGCACTACTCGGTTGTAAAGTTGCTCGGATCCATACACCACGCTTAGGTCGGCAAAAGGAATGACTGTAAAGCCTGGCACAGAGGTTTCATCGGTAAAGATAATGTCAACAGCTCCAGGGGCAGCGTTTCTTTCCTTGAATACAAACTTGCCATCCTTAGATATAAAGACCTCACCTGCCTCGCTAGTTCCAATTAGCTGAAGGTAGGCAACAGCTTGAGTGCCTTCGGTTATGGCGACATTGCTCAGTAAGGTATCACCGGTGTCAATGCTTCTCTTATCACTAGGCCAAGCCACCTCTGGCAAGTCAAGGATGCGAGTGACTCTAGCACCCGATAGCTCTGATGGAACGCTAGTTGCTGGCAGGTTGTTAGTGGTGATTGTCTTTAGGGCATCTGAGCTTTGGATGCTGACAATGGATCGGTTGTTTGGCTGGTAGCCGATGTCAAGGTCATCAATAAAGCCATAGATAACTGGGTAGCCATTACAGCTAACCCTGACTTCTCGACCTGGTATGAGCTGACCGAAGTATGGACCAGCAGAATAAAGTGGGTCAAAAACCCTGTCAGAATTATCTACAACAAAGTCAATCGTTCCAGCGTCAATGCGGTCTAGTGCTTGTGACTTACCTCTGGTTGTTGAGGCAGACATTAGCCTGTCGGTGATGTCAAAGAACCTGTCGCCACCTAAAGTGTATTGGGTGCTGTCTAGCACACCTCTAACTGCATCATTCAATAGAAAGGCGTTTGGATCTCTAGCTCCAAGGTTTAGACCAAGCTCTATCTTGACTGCTGGTGCTGCCATTAGGCACCTTGCCAGACAGCCCCAGAGCTTCGCTCGTAGGCTTTGATAGCGTCAACGATTGACTTACCGATAGTCGCGCCTGAGCCAACTCCACCATTGACAGTTATGTTGTAAGTGTTTCCAGCCTTGCCGGTCATGCTACCTAGTCGGTCAAGTGGGATAACAGCCTCAGCCTGTCCACCCTCAGCGATGTTGGCAAGCACTCCACCTGGGCGTGGCATTACGATTCCACCCTCGGCAAGTCTTGGGATTTTTATAGTATCAATCAAAGGGACTTGGACATTGATTCCGACTGCGTTGCCAGCGGCAAGCAGAATGTTAATTCGCCTTAGTAAACCATTGACACCAGAGATTAGGAAGTTGATGTAGCCCTCAATAAAGCCTAGTATTCCATTCAAGGCACCTTTGGCAATGTTGCCTAATCCCTCAAAGACAGCAGCAAAGAAACCACCGATAGCATTTATTGCGTTGCGGAAACCAATGACAAAGTTAGCAAGCCAAGTAGCGATGTCTTTGAATAACTTGTCCCAGCCACCATAGAGCTTTACCAGCCAGTCCACCAGCAACACAACAGCAGCAACCAAGAAAGCAATCAAAGTAATAACCTTGACAATCGGGTTTGCGTTCAGAGCAAAGTTCACAGCAAGAATAGCAACAGCAAGAGCAGCAAAGATACCAGCCAAGACAGTAAACACAACAGAGTTTTCTGCAACATACTCTGCGAAGCCTGTAAAGAGTGGAATAACAACTTCCATAACAGGAATGAGAACATTACCAATAGCGATTGCCATGTTCTGATAAGCAACTGCTTGGCGCTCAAGAACCCTAGATTTATCAATCTCTGAGAAGGCATCATCCACCGAACCAGCAGCGTTGGCTTGGCGTTCAAGCTCATCAGCAAACTTTTCAGCACCTGTGCCAGCCAAAATGTTTACAGCAGATACAGCCTCGACTGATCCTAGAAGTGTTTGTAACTCTCCGTTAGACCCACCAGAGGCATCTTTGACAGCATCAAGGGCAAAGGCAAGACCTTCTTCCTCGATAGCTGTCTGAGCAGAATTGTAACCAAGGCTTTGGAAAATGGCATCTAGTTCCTCGCTTGGCTTTTGTAGCCCAACCATTGCTGCTCTAATTTGCGTGGTTGCCTGAGCAGTAGGCACACCAGCAGAGGTCATGGTTGCAATGGCTGCGTTTACTTCGTCAAAAGAAATACCTGCGGCTGCTGCTGCTGGGGCAACATTGAACATGGATGCTGACAGTTCCTCAAAGGTAGTCTTACCACCCTTGACAGCAGCAAACATAGAGTCAGCTACTGCTTGTGCATCCTCGGTGTCAAC